GATTCAGTGGTAGCATCAACAATAGCCTGATAATTCTCCAAACTTGAGTTTTGTGACCAAGTCAGGGTTAACATATCACTAGACCTACCTATATAACCAGATGGAGCAGTTCCCCTATACATTTGTATATCTATATATGTTGAAGCATCACCACCTGTAAACTTACCATAACCTTTTATCAAATATACATACCCAATTGGTAATGACAAATAACCGGAACTTATAGTAATGCCTCTTCCAGCATCTAAAAACATTGGGAACTGTGCCCCTGCAAAATAATTAGTGAGGCTACCAACAGCTATTGCATAAGGCCAAGATTGTCTTTCGGCCAATAACTGCGATGAAGTGTATGTCTGTACCGCTTGGGAAGTAGGAACTTTCAAATCAGTTGCTGTTACAGTCGTCTCAATATCTAAATTTCCCTGCATGACATCCCAATGAGCATTTCCGGTAGTGGCTAAATCTCTATTAGCAATAATACTATCACCTACCTGAACCACAATAGTGTCTAATGTTCCTGCTCCCGTAACTTTATAATAATCCCCAGCATTAGCGCCACTTGGAAATACAGTATTTGTTGTTGCATCCCAACCACTAATATATCTCAATGCGTTCAATGTATCCGCTAACTTATCTGCAGTGACGGCTCCCGGTTGTAATTTCGCTGTGCTGATTGTGTTATCGCTTACCGTCCCAACGTCCAATTTAGCAGCAAGTTTACCCCAAAATACAACGCTCGCTATTGGTGCTGTTGTGAACGTAATAGTATCTACGTTGGTTGTATATGCTATTCCTGGTTCTTGTGTAACGCCATCCAAGTTTATTTCCAAGTGGATAGCAGATTCTGGAATAACCGGTTGTCCTTGCACCTTAAGAGAAAATGTAGTAATAGTTCCATCGAACAGTGTTGAAATATCATCCAACTTACTATAATTACCTGCTTGTGCTTTATTTCCTATCGTTGCCATTGTTTCCTTTAGAGTTTATTATAGTTCATTGTCTGCGTCAATACTAACAAGACTACTGATTATCTTATTTCTTAAACTCCAAGGTCCACTAGTACTTACAGCATTTACAATATCAGTATTGAAGTTAGTATCTTGGTTGATACCTATATTCTGAATTTTGTTAGCCATTTATTAATCCTCTTGTAGATAAGAAACAATAACGTCAGCACTGTTTGCTGTGTTTGTGACTGCATACAAAATATCGTCTTGGTTAACAGCGGTTTCTTTATATACTACNACTTTTTGGTCACCNCCTACTAATACTTCTGATCCACCGGCAGCAATTGGAATATTCTTTCCTAGATAACATTTAGTGCTTCCGATTAGAGTCCAAACCACACCATCTGTTGAAGCGGTTGTAGCATCTTCTAAAGTATATGTTCTTGGTATTTGCCCCGACAAGTCCAATGCCGTAAACGGGCTAGCAGCCGCAGATGTTCCAGCACCATTAACTGTAGTAACTTCAACGATATAAGTATCTGAGTTTGTATCGGTTACAATAGCAAAATCTCCTAGAGTATATGCTGTGGTATTCAATCTGGCTGAGTATCCATTGGTAGAGTTAATGTAAACATCTGCTAAGATACCACTGCCGGAAGTATTGGAAACAGACAGTCCGATTAATGTTCTTGTCTTTCCATTAGTAGGAATACTATCTGTGATTGCTGTAGGAGTTGTCCCTATATTTTTTGTAAAATTTGTTCTAAATGCCATGTGTCTTTCCTAAGTTATATAGTTATTTATATTTATTATCCTAGTGCGATCGCCATTTCAATTGCTGACAAATCAACATATGTTTTGACTGCTGTGTTATGCGGAACGGTTGTTGTGCTTGGTATTTTCACATCACTTGAGATTGCTGCCCCAGATAGAGTACTTGCATTAACATCAACAAAAGTAACTGAGTCTCCTGTACCAACACTTTGTGCTGCTGTTGTTGCTTGTAGTGCTGCAGCATCTATATAAGTTTTAACGGCACTTGAATTAGGGACAAGAGTGTTTGAACCTGTTAATGTAGTTTCAATATCAATGTTTCCCTGCATCGCACCCCAATTTGCTGGAGTATTAATTGGTGTTGTATCAACTTCACAAATAACTGAATCACCTACTTGAAGAACTAACCCGTCATAAGTACCAGCAACACCAATTTTGTAATAATCACCTGAATTTGCTGCTGGTAGTCCAGAAGCGGGTATTGTCAAAGTTCCCTTAAACAAAAGAGCATTCAACGCTGCATTCAACTTGTCAGAAGTAATAGCCCCCGCAGCAATTTGATTGTTGCTAATAGTACCTGTCAATTTAGAAGTACTAACATCAGCGATACTTGAATCACTAAAGGTTCCGGTTACTTTAGAAGAACTAATATCTGCAATTTTAGCATCGGTAACTGCTAAGTCTTGAATATTTGCTGTGGCAATCGCCTCTGAAGAAGCAGTTGAACTAAGTTGAGCGGAGCTAAGAGTCCCGGTAATTTTAGTTGCTGAGACTGCTGAAATTTTAGCATCTGTAACTGCTGAGTTAGCAATTTGTGCTGTAGCAATTTCACCAGTAATCTTAGTAGCACCAACGGCTGAAATATCTTCATCAAGAATGGTAAGATTTGCGATTTGAGCGGATGTTAGTGTTCCAGTAATTTTAGTTGCTGAGACTGCTGAAATTTTAGCATCGGTAACTGCTAAGTCTTGAATATTTGATGTTGCTACTGCTTCTGAAGAAGCTGTTGAACTAAGTTGGGCGGAGCCAAGAGTTCCCGTAATTTTAGTTGCGGATACGTCAGTTACCTTAGCATCAGTAACAGCACCGGGTGCAAGTTTAGAGTTAGTGATACTTCCATCAGCGATGCTAGTAAGATCGTTAAAATTGTTATTAGCATAATTTAAGAGGTTTCTAAGTTTCCACTTAGTATCTGTATCTTGGTAAACTTCAAACTCGCACAGTGCTCTTTGAGTCCCGTTTTCGGCGAAATTAGATTTTAGTGTGGTATTTGTACCTACAATACTAACTAAACCCGTGGTAGGCGTTGGTGTAGCATAAAGTACATAAGTTCCAGCAACAGAAATTGTTGGTAAAACAAGAGCACTTTGTGTTGAGATAGTGAAACCATACCCGTTTCCGCCAATATTGATCATACCTTCTGGTATATTCAACCGTTGAATTTCAGTGCCAGTATAATCGGAAGTATCGGTTATAGCTGAAGATAATGTGAAAAAACCGGCTGATTGAGCACTAATTGCGTATTGATTAGCCATGTAAAGGAACCCTAGTTTTGTTGTTTTGTTAAAAAATTAGATTCTTTCGTTAGCTCAAGGCAATTGCCATTTCAATTGCTTTGTTTGTCACTTCATTTTTTGTGAATGTATCTTTCTCTATATTTATATAAATCAGATTAGAATTTATAACTTTACCAATTTTTAGTTGTCCTTTTGGTAGCAATGTAAAAGCCGAATCATTGGCAAAGCCAGTCACAGTACCCAAACCATCAAGATAAAGAACATCACCAACGGATGGTGTTGCTGTAAATAAGTCGCCACCAGCAGTGGTATCAATTGCTAGATACCCTTTATTTACTACAATACCGGCGTTAGTATTTACTTGGTAAGAAATGCCATCCGGAATTGTTACATTCGGATTTGAACCATCGTACGTGGCTACAGCGAATCCGGTTGATGTTGATCTGACTACTCTGTGAGTATTATCTGCAACACCAGTGAAAGTAGCATTGCTTAAGAATAATTGATCGTTTTTAGCATCAGCAGATACATTGACATTTGCTGCTCCTTTCATCAAGTAAACCACTTGAGTATCAACAGCAATTCCAATTAGCACTCTACCTGTGCTTGATACTGTTCCTGCTGCAGTTCCAAGATAAACTGGGCTACCTGCTGCTACCCCGTGGGCTGAACCCAAATCAACAAAACCTGCTGTAGCAATAGTTCCAGTACTATCTGGTGTATTTAATTCAGTAACAACACCAATCCAGTTTTCTGCATCTGTGTTTCCACCATCATCAATTGCTTTGGTATAAGTGTTATTCCCTGTAATATAAACGGGAGTACCAACGGTATATCCGGCTGCTGCAAAAGTCACATCAATTCTGGTTGTTTGGCCTTTATCTGTTAGGGAAACACCAGAATCAACAAAAATACCATATTTTTCTAATTCATTTCTATAATCAAGTTCAGGTTGGAAATAAATCAAACCCCTGGTTTCTAGTGCAGTAGTAGATAATCTATTGCCGGGTTTGACAATATAACCAGCTTTTACTTTTGTTCTTTTAGTGGTCAAGCCCCCGTGATTTGCTGGTGTGGCATAATCATCTGTCAAGAATATTTCTACACCTTCAGCGAGCCCTGGACCACCAGTAGTATCAATAGTTGTTGTATCATATTGAACATAACCAGAACCAATTACAAAACCAGTATTGGCAGCATCTAAGCCAACTCTACTAGAAATACCTACTACATATTTTTTCTTTTGCGTAGTTGTATTTGTATCATCAATAACTGCTCTGTAGTATTTCCCATCAGTGTTTCTATAAACAAGATGTTGAGTATAAACTTCAGCCCCAGCGGTTAGGACATCAGTGTCAAATTCCCCTACTGTTGTATCAAACTGTGCTTTTTCATCGTAGTATTGCCCCCGGTATTCCATGGAAGTTTTACCTTGAGGAATATTCCAGACATAATTACCACCTTTTTCTAAAGCATCCTGAATATCTTGGTGGGCATTTGCTGATTCATTGTGGTCATCATTTGCTCCTACACTTCCTCCACCCGTTTGGAGTAGCATCATGCCGTTGCCTAGAGATAAACCAATTCTAATTTTTCCACCAGTTGTTTTCTTGGAATAATTGAATAATCTTGGGTTGTATTTAGCAACTACTACCCATCTATCAACAGTTCCACCTGCTTGAGTATCTTCTACACTATTGGCTGTACTTAAAGTATCGCCGTCTTGCCACACTGCACTTAGAGTAGTACTAGGACTTACCAAAGCAACCGGTGTTAATCCAGAAGCAGTTTCCAATTTTAGAATATATTCTACTGCACCAGTTCCAGTAACAACAACCAAATCGCCTAAATTATAAGCAGCTCCTTGGTTGGACCACTCATCAACATCTCTTACAATCTCTCCAGCAGCAGTATCACTTAAATATAAAGTAGTACCGTTTGGATAAATCGTAGAATCCAAATCATTACCCAAATAAACCACACCAGAGGTAATCACACTATGACGACCTTTACTTGTAGAACTATCAACTGCATTATAACCAATGTCAGTTCTAAGAATACCTACAACATTTTCAGAATTGGTATCATTAGCAAGTGCTAAACTATATGCGGAACCATCATAGTAAGCCAGTTTATTATTGTAAGTACCGGCATTTGCTGGTGTAGCAACAATGTTAACGTCAGAAATAACATTTTGTCCAGCGTAAGCAGAATCACCAATATTGGCTGAATCATTTTTTGTATATAAGCCAATTTCGTTTAGGTGTCGCCAAATTTCTTGATAATCGTAAGAAGAAATAGTTTGTATGCTGGTAGAATCAATTTGATCTTTTCCAGTGGCTGCGACATTTCTAACTCTAAATACTGCTATTGCTCTTTGTCCTGAGTTGTCTCCAACATAAACAGGATCAGTGAGTGAACCAACATAATTAGAATATTCGGCTACTGTGTTTGTGTTAATAACTGCGATGCCAGGAGTAGCAATGTCTGGTAGTGTAGCATAAAGGACATAAACACCGGGCGAACTAACAATAGCACTATTAAGGGTAAGAACGGTTGTGTTTGTTGTTTGTTCGGAGATAGTAAATCCCCTGCCGTTATCTCCAATACAAACCATTCCCGGTGGAATATTGAGTTGGTGATTTGTTCCATTCACATAGTCGGAAGCAACGGTAATAGGTTCTCGTAGCGAGATAAATCCAGATGCTTGAGCACCAATTGCATATTTTTGTGTACATATTTTAGTTAAGTTAAAGTTTTTACGTAAGCAACACCCCGTTCAGNAGTTGCTCCACCACTGGNACCTTTATTAGTCCAGTTATCTATATTAAAACTAACATCAAATTTTTCAACTTCGTTGTCTGAATCTTGAGTTAATTCTATAGTACTAACGTTTTTAGGAAACACCCCATGACAATAATACTGTGCTATTATATCGTTATTTAGTCCCAATTGAGACAGTACCATTTCTACTTTATAATCATTAGGGGCACCCCTAGAGTTGTTTACAGTATCAGCAATCTTTTCATGCCATTCTTCAAACCGTTGTCTTAAACCAAAATTAACACCATTGAAGAAAGATAATGTAATATCAGCGTATGTTGGGTCTCCACCAATCTTATAATTCTGCCCAAACCAATATAAGTTACTAACATCCCCAATTTCCTTTCCTGGAAGTTGGGCACTCCTAACCATAAATTGATCATTCTCTTCATTTCGGTTGCCTTGCCCACCAAAATTAAATATTTTTGTTCCAGAAGTATCACTACCATTGAAAGAAACCAAAAATCTATTAGGTCTAGCAAGTCCCTTGATACCAGATTTGAAAGCAGAAATTTTAGCCATTGATTATGCTGATGCTGGTTTAGAAATTCCGTTACCTGTACCATCAGCAGTATCAGACCAATAATCCATGCTGAAAGTCACATCAAATTTTTCAACTTCATCTTGAGAATCCTGAGAAACTTCAACTGCACTAACTGTCTTTGGCCATACACCATGACAATAATATGTAGTAGTAACTGCATTGTCTAGACCTAATTGTTGTAGTGTCATTACTGCTTCAGTTGCTTCTACTCTAGTATTATCAATAGTATTAGCAAAAGATTCCATCCAAGTCTCAAACTTTCTCTTTAGAGCATAATCTGCTTTATTAAAAAAGTTGAGAGTAATATCTTCATATGTTGGTTCACCAGCCATTTTTGCTGTCATACCAAAATGAGTAAGTCCAGCGATTTCACCTAGAGTTTTCCCTGGTAATTGAGCACTTCTCACTAAAAATTGTTCAGTAGTGTCAAAAGTAAATGCAGTAGGTCCACTAAAACTAACTTTAAATCTGTTAGGTCTACCTAGATTTTTAATATTAGATTTAAAATCTGATAATTTTCTTGTTGCCATAAGTTATCCTTTTGTTATGAATATTTATTAGAAAAAAGGGGAGTGTTTTTTTACTCCCCTGTTTATTAAAATTTATCCGAACTGAACTCCAGATTTTGTTACACTAAAGGTTAGTTCAATGAATTCTGCTACTTGAGTAGGTTTGACGTGTACATCAACCACAATCTTGTTCTGATTAATTACAGAAGGTGTATTGTTAGTTGAATCAACAATAACCTTAAAGGCTTCTAAACCTCTTGCTGCTTGAACACTAGCCAAATAAGGATTAATTACTCCAGCAATTTGATCCCAAGTAGTTTGGTCAGCGAATTCCATAACAAACGGAAGCATTGCTTTTCCGATTGTTTTTTCAATCGTGATCATCAATCTTCTTACGTTGATTCTAGAGAAAATACTAGCAACTGAAGTAGCCGTCTTCTGACCCCAAACAACCGCTTGGCCTTCACCTGGAACAACATAGATAACGTTGATTGAGTTAACATACAAAGAATCACGATTGGTCTTGTTAGGTTTTAATGCTAACTTGATTACGTTCTTCATTTGTCCTCTTTGTAGACCAGCCCCTGGCCACCAAGGATTCAACTCTCTATCTGTCTGAGCCATCAATCCAGCAACATCACCATGAACCGGTAACCATCTATTCATATCGTTGTACTTGTCGTACTGATATTTCATGTTACCAAAAGTTCCAGCATAAGTATTCTTACCAGCAGATGGCAAGAAATCAACGTCTGTACTGCTAGAGTTCCAATCAGCAAACCCCATGTTTTTAGTCAAATAAGCAGTTGCTACGTCACTTGTTTGTCCAACCAATTTGGAATAATCAAATGGAGCATTAATAGCAAAAGCATCTTTTCTAAGAGCAGCAATCTGAGCAGCATACCCCATTGACAATTGATGTCCTAAAATCAATCCAACATCTGAAGTATCTGGATCATTAATAATATCAAAAGAATCAGTAATATCACCTACAGCATAAGAACCAGAATAAGTTGTTCCTGGAAAAGTGTTTGCTGTTCTTGGATAAACGGTATTATAATGAGTGTGATGCAATTTAGGAATTGTACCACCACAAGTGTTTACTACAGCACCATTTGTTCCAACTTTAACAAAAATTCTTGAATTAGCGTTTAGTAAAATATCTTCAATAAAGCTTGACTTGTTATAGATGTCTCTTCCTGTAGAAAGATAAGAACCAATATAAGATTCAACTTGTGTGAAACTTCCGTCTGCTCCAACCACAAAGACTAAAATGGCGACTTCATTATTTGCCCAAACTGGTTCAGCATCAAAATAAGAACTGAATTTGTTAGCAATATCAGTTGAAACATTTTTAGTCCAAGCAACAGCATCTGAAGCAACGCCAACAGCAATGTCTTGGTTAGAAGTCACGTATCTGTTGTAAAAAGTAAGTTTAGCAGCACTTACTGTTCCAGTGACAGTAAATACGGTATCTGCACCATCAACAGCATATACAAAACTTAAAGTAGTACTCCAACCAGTAGGTGTTCCACCCACCCAAAGGGCTGCTTCGTTACCTGCATCATATTGTAGTGTAAAGTCACCGGCTCCAGCCCCACCAGCAGTGATTGGGATAACCGAAGCAGCAGCAACGGCACCTGTTGCTTGTGTTCCATTTATAATTGCTAGTGAATCAAAAGTTGCTATCTCAGTCGCATTGGTTAGATTAGCAGTAGGAATTCTAATTTCTGCTAGGTTGACTGAAATTGAGTCAGTAAGCAAAGAAGGTAATGTAACTTCTGCTAATGTTTGGTTAAAAATATTTGCTTGTGATGAACCTTGGTACAATATCCATTGCTGTTTCATCAGTTGTGTTGACAGTTCCAGAATTACCACCAGAAAGTGTCAAGGAAACATTCTCAGTTATTCTTGCTGAGTCAATTGGTCTAACAACGCTCATAGAACTAGCNTAATCATAAAAGTTCTTGGTATTGAACCAATCGTTATAATTATTTTTTGTTGGCTTACCGAAGTTAGCAACCAAACCATCTTCAGAACTAACACCAGTTAATTCAAATGCTGGACCGTAATCTGCTCTAAGTACTGAAAAACAGTTACTAGAAGGTAAGTTAGGTGTTGTGAAGCCTTTATTGACTTCTGTAATTCCAATACCAGGTGACAGTAATTTAGCCATTATATTCTCCTTTGATAAATAAAATAAAAAACTTAATACTAGTATTTATAAAAAAAATGAAAAAATTGACTTATTCGCTTTGTCTCAAGTGGGATTTCTGGAAGATGAGAAAAATAAAACAACACTTCCCCGAAATATACGATGAAATACAAAAAATAGATGCTCCATCTGATAACGAAAAATTATTCATATACTTTAACGGATTTAGTACTTGTAGCTGTGGTGCCAAATCATCGTTCAACAATTTCAGAGATGGGTATAACAAATTTTGTTCAGTAAAGTGCTCATCAAATTCTGAAGAAACAAAGTCAAAACGAAAACAAACAAACTTGAAAAAATATAAAAATGAGTTCCCACAAAAAACCGAGGAAGTCAAAGCCAAGCAAGCAAAAACCAACAAACAAAGATACGGCTCCAAAAGTTCTTTCCAAAACATAGAAGTTATTGAAAAACACAAAAACAATCTAAAACAAAAATATGGTGTTGAGAATCCCTTCCAGATAAAAGAGGTTAAAGAGAAAATAAAACGAACAAATTTAGAAAAGTACAATGTAGAAAACCCAATGCAACACGAAAGTGTCAAGGAAAAGATAAAACAAACAAATTTAGAAAAATACGGTGTCCAGAATACTTTTCAGCACGAAAGTGTCAAAGAAAAGATAAAACAAACAAATTTAGAAAAATTCGGACACACTTGTGCTCGTTGTAATCCAAACATAAACAAAAAAATAAAGAAAACTAGAGATAAGAAATTGTATGACAGAATAAAGGACTTGAAAATATCAAACTGTAGATTGAAAACATCAGAAGAAGAATTCGATGGTATCAATGACAAAACACTATGGATGTGCGAGTCGTGTAATAATACTTTTAATACTAATGCAAATAGACTATCTAATATATGTTGTCCTGTTTGTAACACCAAAACCAAGTCTAGACCGGAAGATGAACTTTATGATTTTTTATTAAGCTTAGTAGACAAAAGCAAAATTAAACGAAACGATAGAAGTATAATTAAACCGCTTGAACTTGATTTTTACATAAAAGAAAAAGATATAGCAATAGAATTCGATGGCATTTACTGGCACTCTGAATTGCTAGGGAAAGGGAGCAAATACCATCTGAACAAAACATTGGAGTGCGAAAAGAAAGGAATACAATTAATACACATATTCGAAAATGAATGGTTGCTCAAAAAGGATATAATCAAATCTATTATAAGAAGCAAACTTGGATTAATACCGAATAAGATATATGCAAGAAAGTGTTTAATAAAAAAATTGTCTTTTACCGAAACAAAACTATTTTTAGAAGATAATCATATCCAAGGGGCAATAAACTCCAATTTGAACTATGGTTTAATACACAAAGACGAAATACTTGTATTGATGNCTTTTGGGAAATCTAGGTTCAATAAAAAATACCAATACGAACTATTGAGATTTTGTAATAAAAAGAACTATAGCGTCGTAGGCGGTGCTTCCAAGTTGTTTTAAGCGTTTTTTGGTTGACAAAAAACCAACATCTATAGTATCATATGCCGATAGAAGATTTAGTAATGGTAATATGTATTCCAAATTGAAATTTGAGTTCGTGAGAGATACTAAACCTAGTTATTTCTATATAAACGGTATTATTTTAGAAAATAGAATAAATTATCAGAAACACAAATTAAACAATATACTCGAAAACTTTGATCCGAATCTGACTGAGTGGGAGAATATGAAAAAACACAAAAGAAACAGAATTTGGGATTGTGGAAACAAAGTTTTTGGCATGGAA